TGATGAAGTGTGATAATCTTCTCCTCGGTGTGGAACTACCCGTGTGCTTGCAATCGCGCTTGGGCATGGTGTTAGTTACCGGAATCGCCATGGTTTACTTGTTGCTGTACATTCTAGCGTACGCCGTAATCCATGGACCTCGAGTCAGCCGAAGATTAGTCTCCTATGTGGTGATTGGACCATATGAGGCTATCACGACAAGCCGACCCGCCATGGCCTTGCAAAGGGCCATGGTTGATATGACCAGAAGGGACATTCGTTCTGATTGGTATCCATTGCAATCCCTACTAGACATTAAACCTTCTAGAATCAACGACAACGGACATAAGGTTTCTGGTGCTATTAGGGATTCTGCTAGGAATTTAATAACTAATGCAGTTAGTGCAATGGGTTTTGACAAGTATGAAGTCTCACCTGGTGGCCATACCGTCGATGAACAGTTTGCAAGCCATCGACATTATGCCGTTAACGATTTACATCGAAGTAGTGGTGACGATCCGATTAGAGAGAACAACGTATTGGTATTCATAGATAATGACTACTATTTACGTGAACCGTCGATGTATTTCTCAAATCCTAACCCATTCATATTGTTTACCTTCCAACCCATCACAGTTGCTGGCTACGATGGTGATGTTAGATATACCATCTCTAACAATGAGGTAGACTATCGTGTGGATGGTGGAGATCGTTGGCATCATAAGGTGTGGAACTGGTGTGATTATGGGGAGTTCATCTGTTTCCCCATGAAGCCAAGGTGGTTTACTTTTGATTGGTTAATTGGCTGCCTTGGTATTCAGAAAGTCACCTATCAGAAGATTCACCATTCACGTCCCTGGGTGGATTGCCCTAACAGGGCTTTGGTTTGGGGAGTACCACAGTTTACTAGTTACATAATTTCCTGGCTTCCTATGGAATTACATGCAAGGAATTTAACTAGAATTAACTATCAATGTGGTGCCCGTCCTGGTTGGAATTGCCTTGTTGATCATACTAAAGGCAAACTCACTGCGAGTATTGGTCGTGAGGGCAACGACTCTCATGTTGAGATTTCCAAGGAGGATCTTGACATTGTCCTCGGGCTTAGTACTCAACAGTCTGTTACATCTAGACTTATTGCAATGGGTTATAAACAACCACAAACCTTAGCCTTGGTGTGTCAGTTCTACAGTGGTAATGCCAATAGTACATTGGATTCACACATTGTAGCCCGACCATCTCAACCACCCGTCCACTGGCCATTAGCATCCGAGATCGATATTCCGACAACGTCCTTCAGGAACTACTCTAACCCCGTTGTGTGTTGCAGTAATCTTTGTCCCCAACTAAAGCGTTGGGAGGTCCTTAGCAACTCGCTAGAACACAGGGTTACGATGGTTAATAATACCAAGGTACCAAATGTTCGCATCGCCCGACTAGCTGAAGAATTTGTAAGGTTAGTCGTGCCCGAAAATGGTGTGGGTGTACCTTATAGTCTTGAAGAGACGCGCGAACAACTGGATAAGCCAACGCAAGTCAATGCTATCAATCAAATCTGGGAAACGGAGGACGTTGAGGTTCGCAGGTTGATTGAGGCTTTTGTTAAGAATGAACCAACTAATAAGCCTGGGCGTATAATATCTTCATTCTATGATCCTAGGTTTCTGTTGAAGTTTTCTTCTTATACACTTGCTTTCCGGGATCAAGTTCTTCATGCTGAACATAATAACCACTGGTTTTGCCCTGGGAAAACACCCTCTGAG